TTGGCAGATACCGCCGTCACATAGTGCGAAAAATTCTCTTAGTAGTTTCTTACTCATAGTTTTACTTAGATGCGGGCGCCACCCGCGTGAGTCTGGACCCCTTACAGCACCTGCGGACTGGCTGCAGTCCCCACTTGCGATCCGTAAACCTCATGTCTAACTCCTTTATCGCCGAACAACATGGCGAGTATGTATGATGTTCCTGAACTTAAGCAGCCCAGGAGAAAAGCATTGAATAGAGAATGCTCAAACATAAATAGTTCTGTGAAGCGGTTCATCACCAACAAAAAAACACCAACCCAAAAGCCCACACACATGGGACAATGGAAGAAGTGGTGCTTAGGTCTAATCTTGTTGAAGATAGATCCATAAACTAAAATATTGGTCAACCCAAAAGAACATAGAATAAAGTAAAGAAGCTCCACATTAACCTCTAGTATCCATAGTAGTTGTAAAGTGAGAACCCATAAGGACCACGAGTCAACTGTGGTAGTATCGATCCCTTGCGCGCTGCTTGAGGGACCTGCCCTAGCTCTGTAGAGTATTCTTTATCTGGATTTGTGTAGTCATCCACTATTTCCTCTTCGTAGTCTTCCAAGAATTCAATGGCAGGCTTTTCAGAATCTAGCCATTTTGCAATATTAATAATAGCGATCTTAATTGTTGGTAGTTCAGGGGCTTGCGGGATTGCTCCTTCCATAGAGGCATAAATACTGCCACCCTGAATAGAGTCTGGAGTTATAACACCTCGCTCTTTAAGGAAATTAAATAAACGCTCTTGAGCGCCATAAACTACTCCACTATTTAATTTCTTAGCCATTGCAACTAGCTTGTTAGCGCCAGGGATTACCATAATATCAATGTCGGGATGGTCTGATATAATAAGGTTATTGTCTAATGTTCGTCGAATATCCATTCGAACCTTGACGCCTGGAATGTTTGCAAGTTCAGAATCCGATATTCCGTCGTCAACTGCTGAACCGATTTTTACTTTAATCGCCATTGACCGACAACTCCTTAGCTAGTTGTTGGACTTTGAGCACCTGCTCTATCATTGCAGGGTCAATCTCTCTATCCCTAAAATCATTTAGTATGCTGAGAACTTTATTGGCGTTTTCCCTTAGAACATTGTCCTCAAGTATATCCTCTTGCTCGGCTGCCTCGTTCATTACTGTCTTAAGGCGAGATACTTCCTCGTTTAGATAGATCTTCAAACCAAAGCCATCATCGTGAAATGAGGCAATATACTTGCTCAATAGCTCACGCTGCTCTTCCAATAGTTTTCCATCATACTGCTCGTTAAATTTACTAACGAATGTCTTATAAACAAGATTATCAATTGGAGCCATTGGCTCTCTGTTATCTTCCGCTTCTGCTGATATAGATTCAATTAAGTTACCCTCAAGAAGAACTCTGTGCTTGATAGAGACATCGGGATTTAGAATCTGAGCGATGGTTGCTAAATTTTTGTAATTTGGAACAAAGTTTGAAAACACATCCTTTGATAAAAGTCTGTTAATCTTATTAATGAGCGCAGTCTGCTCGTTAAATATCTGCTGCCTATCTAGCGAATCATGACCTCGCTTCACCTCATTAAGAAGCTTCTCACATAATTTAGCGTCTAAGTCCTCTGATTCGTAAAGGGTCTTATACAAATCAAGCTCATTTCTGAGTGCTGTGCCCTTGGCGAAGTGCTCTTTTACTAAAGATACTACAATGCCTTTTTTTGTCTCGTCTTTAGAGACAATGCATTTAGTCAATTCGCGCACAAGCGCCTCATATAGAAAAGCAGTGTTACGCTTTTTATTGTGTCTCGTCTTTGTTAGCATCTTCATTTCGCTCCAGGGTTTCTACTAATCTTCTTATTTCAAAGTGTGATTCAATGAGTTTCTTTTCCTCTATATCATAAGTAGATTCTACATTCTCATAAATACCTTTTGTGAGTCTGTCCATTTCTTGTTTGCCAGCAAAACGGGTCCTATCAGTATTTCGGAACATCTCTGGCGTTGTCTTTGACATATAAGATCGCTTACGCGCGCCGGCATCTCTGCGGTCTACTTTTTTAGGCTCGTACCAGCTGTTGGATCGGGGGGTAGTTGTCTTTCCATCGGCACGAGTAATGGTGGTGTCTCGCTTTCCGGGGGGAGTGTCAGGGGTTGCCAATAGGACTGAATCGTCGTCTCCTCCTGCAGCTGCATCAGCTGGTGTCGCTGTATCTGCCGCTGGTTCTCCTCCAGCTTCTCCTCCCAATAGGTCGTCGCCCAAATCTCCGCCAAGGTCCGCATCGACGCCCCCACCAAGAGCGCCGCCGAGATCACCCCCAGCAGTGCCAGCAGCGGCAGTGGCTGCTTCAAACTGTCCTTGCAATAGCGCATCATATTTTTTATCATAAACAAGCTCCCTGCTGTTTCTTAGGAATTCATCCTCTGATAGATGGAATAAGTGCTCTGCAATCCACCTACGACTGAAGTAGCCCTCGGTAGCAGAGCTGGCAACATCAAACTTAGTCTTCCAATACTCAAGCTCCTGAAGCTCCGCTAATCTTGAGGGGTTATTCAACGATAGGTCAAAAGAGATAATATCATCCCCTCTAAACCCTAGCGTATAAAGGTGAATGATGCCAATCTTCTCTAGCTCAGAAGTGACTGAACGCTGAAGGCGCTGGATTGTTCTGGCAAATCGAATGTCCTTCTGTGCTAGTGTTGTCTTATCCTCAGTTCCCTCCTCACCTTGTGTTAGGTAAGACTGTGGAATCTTTAGGGCTGAGAACAACTTATCACGCAAATATTTAACGTCGTCAATGTCGCCAGTGAAAGAGCCGCCGGGAAGGTTTTCAATTCTAGAACTCTGTCCGCCTCGAACAGGAATGAAGTAATCTTCTTCAACTGACATTGGATTATAGCGAAGATCCACTCGTCCTGTATCCGGATCAACAAGCTGGTTTCTCTTCATTTGGGTAACAACTTTTTGCATATACTGCTCAACGTCATTTGCATTAATATTGCCAACGTCAATATAGAACACTCGACGCTCTGGTGATCTAACGATACGATAAGCCATCATAGCATCCTCTAGGAGAGTAAGCTGTCTAAAGATTCTTCTAGCTGGCTCTAGGACTGAAGTGCCGTAAGGGGCATATTTATCGTTCCCTAGGATTCTAAAGTGCGCGACCTGCCAGTTCTCAAAAGTCATTCCAGCGGAGTTCCACTGATACTGGACATAGTTAGGGTTTGTCTTGTCCTCGCCCTCTAATCTCTCAACTTCCATGCTTGGTAGACCGATTGCGGAACGAACACCTTGCTCATCATCAATATCTAGATATAGAAAGTAGTCTCCAAATTTGCACATTGAACGACACCACCCAAACAAGTTAAAATCAATATTTAGGACACTGTGATAAAGCGTTTCTAAAACTGCCTTAATTTCATCATTGTGGCACTTGATATTTAGCAAAGGGGTTAAATCAGAAGACGTTGTCATTTCATCGGCATAAATATCAAGAGCGGAGGCTATCTCTGGCATATACTCCATCTCGTCAAAGTCGGCATATCTTTCAGCACGATTCTGGTTGACGTAAGCATTAGCCTGCATCTTTTCGTAGGCGTAGTATTCCGATCTTTTGAACTGCTGACCACTAGCTGACTTAAATCTTGCGGCATACTTGTCCATATCGCGCCTTTTAATCTGTCGACCAGTCTGGCTACGATAGCGAACGATTGGTCCGGAAAAGACACGGGTGAGCTGCTTAAACAAGCGACTCTGTTGATTCATAGGATTATTCTTACGATCTGCCATTATTATTATCCCTTATATACCCAAAAAAATTCTTGCTGCTCTTTGGCGTTTTTTTCCATATTGGTTTTTTGATTTAAGTCAAATTTTCTATCATACCCGCGCATACCCGGTACTGCAGTGCTAAATTTAGTGTTCGAGACAACCATCGATGATAAGAACGCCTTTTGGTACTCTACTTCCCTCTTATTTGTCTCCAAAGCTGTATCGCGGACCCAGCACGCAATGGCAAGAGCCATTGTTAGGTCATCGTTATAGCTTCTCATTGCCTCTGGGCGTCCATTGTTCCAAATAAATGTTTTAAGCTCATTGGCAACTCGTGAAGAATACAGAGTAATTAGTTTATTTCTAATGAATTCTTCCAACTTTGCCACAATTAGTGGTCGAGTCTTTTGAGACGTGGTAAATCCCGGAACAGAGTTGTTCATAGTCTCTGCCTCAAGTTCACTAATATATTCGTGAGTCGACTTAACTGAGTAGTATAAGTTGGGATACTCTAGCTCTCTTAGCTTATCTAGCACTGCAAACCCAACAGAGTTATTCTCCACAACCAGCAGGCAGCCGCCATATTCTTTGCCAGCGGAGTATAGCATACTTCCGTACACATCAGGTGCCGGCTTACCTTGATATTCAGCTACGACCTCCATTGTCTCTAGCTTGATAATATGGAAGACTGAGTAGTCCTTACCATCGCCACGGGCAACATCAGCAACCATTAGATACGTAAAGTCTGAGTTGTATTCTTCCCAGATCCAATAGTTCCTGTCAAAGCCTGTCTTATGTTGTGGCTCTCGAATACACTCAAATATTCTCCCCAAGTCGTCTGGGTGGATAACAGTCTCGCCAGAAGTGTTAAAGTTGCATTCCAACTCTTGCGCAATCTGACGACGAGACATATTTCTTGTCTCTTTCTCGAACCACTCGCGATCTCGATCAGGGTGTACGTCCCACATTAGGCGCGTTGGGAAGAAGTCGTTGACCCCCTGCTCTGACTCAGTATAAGTTTTATGAAACCAGTTTCCAACGCCGTTGGGAGTTGATAGGGCGATACAGCGACCACCAGTTGATAGTGTGGGATACAGACCAGTCCATAGTTCTGACAAGCCCTCAACGTGAGCTGCCTCATCCACAACCAGAAGGGACAAAGCCTCAGAACGACCAGCATCGCCGGAAGTTGAAGAGGCTTTGATTTGTGATCCGTTAGACAGCTCGAATGATGAACGGTTGTCAATGGTGATGTCTGTAATTTGCAAGAAGTCAGGGACATTCTTGAGAATATGCTTTACCTTCTTTACAAGGTTAGAGGCTGTGCCGAACTTGGTAGCAATGACAAGCACATTCTTGTCGCGATGAAAAAGCATAAGCCAGACAACGTATCCCGCCGTAATAGTGGAGATACCTAGCTGCCTGGCTTTTAAAATAATGTTAAAACGATAATTATTAAAGTCGTTTAAAAGCTCTGACTGAAAATCGTACGTTTTGAATGGTATCAGCCCCTTTTGGGGGTGAGAAATGCGAGCGTAGTTATTAATAAAATAGACGGGGTCCTTACCGCACTTTATAACTTCTTTATAAATTTCTTTCTTGGTAAGTTGATAACCCATTCGTCATTTTAAGGAGTCTCGGGACCGTAGCCTTGCGGTGTACGCTTAAGCATGTTGCGGAAGTTGCGGTCAGCTAGTTCCTTTTGCGCCTCATCATC